CACAGAGAACTCATTGACGAACCTTGTACCGCTGCAACATCTCCTGTTGCATTGACTGGAACCGAAGTCCCTGAAACGTTTTCCATATTGTCTCCTATGTGCGTCCGAATATGAGTAGGATGGCACTAACTATCGGTCTAGATCGTCCTATAAATTAGGATAGAGTTTAACCGTTAGCTCTCATTATATCTTAGGGGGAGAATTTTTTCAACATATTCCTATATTGAAAAACCCCCTACTTCGCTTTTATTACTGGGATGGGTACATCTTATAATAAAAAGCTTACCCCCCGGAGAGGAAAGTCTACGTGTTATAAACCCACTGGAGGGAGACCCTGTGGGACCCCTGTAGGTGCTACGGGAGGGGTCATGGCCGGTGCAGGGGCTACTTCACCTGTGGCTGCTCCGACTGGAGCTCCTGGGCCTGCACCTCCGGCGATAAGCTGGGACTCCATAGCGGGCATGTGAGCGCGCTCAACTATGTGTTTATAAATTAGGTCCTTAATTTTGGGTTCCAGAGCAGTAAACTGCTGGGTCATACGATACTGTCTAGAAAACGCCAACATGTTCTCATGATCTTCAAACAGCTCAGGTGGAACATACACTTGGGTTGCAATAATGCGCTCAATATATTCGCGCTGACGGGAGTCGGCCAACTTAGTTGCATCAAAGAATCCAGAGAGGTCATTAAGCTTCATAAGCTCCAAAGACATACGAGGAGTAACCCCTGCTTTTTCAAATATAGGCTGGTACTGAAGAATCTCTTGACGCCGGGTTAGAGGATCAATACTTAAGTTAGTACCATAGGAAAGGGTAAGATCATACCCTCCATCAATGTCTGCACCTTTAATGTCTACAGCTTCCAGTGCATTTTCCTTACCCATGACAGTCACCAGACGAGCCACCTTCCAGTTCTCACGAATAATATCAAGGTAGTTACGATATACGTTCTCAGTTAGCATTGTGAATTTATTGAATAGGCGCTTACGAATCTGCGACCCCTGGTTGACGGCATACTGCATAGCGAAACCCGCCGTCTCACGACTCTGCTGACCAAACATGGACTCATTAACCCCAGACATATCATCTATGCCCTGTTTAATTAACTCCCTATAACGGGACATATCGGGAGGCATTTGGGGGGTATTTATAAAGTCGGGTTTCTGATTTCCTGTGTATTTAATAATCTGACGAGGGGTGTTTGTAATACTTTCCTCATCAATCTCACACCCTTCAGGGACAGCTAGACGCATTACACCATGAGCCTCTAAATTATCCAGTACAGCACTATCTAGTCTATTAAGGACATCCTGAGGTCTAACTACGAAATCAAGAAAGCTCTTTCCCCAGACTTTACTTGGAATATCAATGTCTGTAAAGAATTCATAAGGAAGGCGTGCCTTCTTAGGAGAGGAACCTCCACTGCGTTGACGAGAGAATGCAAATGGACTTCTAACTATTTCAGAAAGGGGAGTGCCATCTTCTCCACATAAGCAGAAACGTCCAGCATATCCATTAACAGGAAGACCGGTTTCCCAGTATTCATAAATCTGAACAACGTCAAACTTCTTCTGTCCCGAGTAGTCATCAAGCTCTTTCTTACGAAACAGTTCAATTAAATCAGCCTTATCTTCTCCAAAGAGAAACAAAGCCTGCTCATAGGGTAGAATCTTTTCTTCAAAGACGTAACGAACCTTTCCTACGCTATCCGCCTCAGGATCAATGTAAACTCTACGAGGAGAAATGAGAGTTACTTCAAAATCTCCAGTCATCTTGGTCTCACCAGTCTCCTCATTAAACCCAATGATGTCCCCAAGTTCTTTATTCCATAAAGTCTTAAGAACACCTGTACCATAATGTAGAGCATCATTGCCACACAGGTCAAAGTATTCTTGCATACGATATTGACGTAAGGCGTACCGTATTAGACGGTCCGCTGCATCTGCTCGTCTTATGTCTTCAATATCACTAGAAGTAGGAGAGGTTGCAACAGCCGGTGCATTTGCACTAAGCTGAGCATGTATGAACCGTAAATTCTTAAAAGCATAGGTTATAGACACAGAACTAGGAGTTTGGTCAATCTCAGTAAACTGCTGTGTACCTACAGTTGTTGTGCCATTAGCACCGGTGACAACACCTGCCTGCCCCGCAGGAAGCTGATCTCCATATAGAACATAGTCTATCTGGTTCCACATTACTTCTTGGTCTCTACGGGCCTTCTTAGCATTCATAAGGCGGCTACCGAGTTCCTTCTTAGGGTCTGACCAGGGCTTTACAATCGCCATGTTTTCTCCAGTTAAGCTATTGCGTTGTGATCTTGTTTCGTAGGAGAAAACTTTCTCCCATATAAATATATATATATATTAACTAGAAACGTCTTCTTCGTTTCATCATAAAAAATTGAGCACGGGCCTCTCTTTGCTTAACAACCTTAGCCTCAGCAGCAAGTTGTTTCTCCCAGCCCCTCATTATTACTTGATCCCTAGTTAGCTGAATAGGAACGGAGCCCTCAAACTTTGGTTTAAGATCCCAGAAGTATTGGGCAGAGTCGAGTAGATGAAAGCGTTGAGATCCAATAATCTTACCTTCACCAGACTCACTCCACCTGCATGTCATGAGTTCCTCGGCCAAAAGGTGACACTCTGGAGTAATCTTTAACATACCAGAACTAAGAGCCTCTTGCAAGTTCTTAATTAGTTCGTCTTTCCTCTGGGTTTTATTCCAAGGTTGCATATAGGTTAGATTAAATTCCCTAGCAGAGTTAATGAACCAGGGGGTTACATCACTACAGCGACGTACTATATTATACCCAATCCCTTTAGCATACACAGCCTGCATAGTCTTACTAGGCGCACGCTCTGCATCTCCATGAACATAGTCTGCCTTTACACAGTACCAGATTGCCGTCTTGGGATCTTCCGCCCAAACGGTATATCCGGTCTTACTGGAAGTGGCAGGGTCTACTGACTCCATATGTCTCCACTGAAGTTTGGAGTAGTGCTCCGGTAACTTAGTTACCATTGTGTCCATGTTAAAATGATACACAGCATTATCATCTGCGGACCATTCCCCATATAGACGAGTACGTCTTTCTGACTCACTCCACATTGCAGAACGTTGCTCAATTTGCTTCTTCTTCTCAGCAGTTAGATTAATGGGGTTGTCCCAAACAGTCCAAGTATACTTCCTGGAGTAAGGAGCACTTGCATTCTCCACTGCATTCTTAAGCTGGATGTTCTTTAGAAGTGGAGTAAACGCTACTAGAATATATCCATCATAGGCATCAGTACGCATCTGAATCTCAGTGAAGGTAGTAAATTCCTTAGGCATTTCATCAAATAGTACATAATGAACACGATAGCCCTGAAGGGCCGCTCTAGTTTCTTCCGAGCCCTGTCCATGTACAAGAAAGAGTATCGTATTTCCGTTCTTCTCATTGGACACAGAGACTACACTCTGACTATTCTTCTTCTCTTTCCAGTCTTCCTTATCTAGAAGCAAAGGCCGTAGCTTTCTCTTCCAGATTTCTTCTTCAATGTTCTGTCTACTTTGTCCAGCAATGACCATTAGTAGAGGACCTGATCCCCATTTTTTAGGACGTTTCCACCAGGGATGAGTATCATTAAGTATCCAGGCCATCTCCCTAGCACCAGCAGTTGTCTTGCCAACTTGGTTCGCTGATACTAAAAAGCGCAGCGTTATCTTACCTATGTCACGTAAAAGTACTAGTTGTTTTGGGGAGGGACGGGAGGTGAGGTCCTCTGCGTTATAACATTGAACCAGAGCCTGGCGCTCAAGCTTGGCTGCCGCTGAGGCAAGGAGCTTTGGGTCAATAATGTTAGACATTTAATCACGCTCTATAGAGATTGAAGCACTGAGTATACCTACTCTGGTGATTCCATTTTCTTACGAAGGTATCTAGCTACACGTTCACGCAACTCGGGATCTGCTTCCGAATCATTAATGATATTTATGAGTTCATCTACCCCAAGTTCCGAGAGCTTCATAACAGATCCTTTTACCGAATAACATGGACAACAATATTGTCCACTGTAAGTTTGTCCCCAGCATTAGTACTAATCACTGATACTCTCAGCGGGCCACTAAGGGGAAGAATGGCATAGTCTTGTGTTTCATTGATAGCAATTACTTTATTCCCTGTAGTTGTAATTGCAAGCGTCTTTACGCTCATCCAGGTGCCTAGGATTAATTGCTCAACTACAGCCGTGACAGATCCAACCACAGTCACTGCACTGACCTTAATATCAACCCTAGCTAGGCAGGGATTAATATCACATTTAACAGCATTAGTTAAAACAGTTCCCGCAGTAATCCCGGCAGTCTCTGTAACTTTAATACATTCGTCTCGTCCAATCCATTTACTCACGATTATATCCCCTTGTATTACTATGGCGACCGCGGTCACGATTTATATATTATACCTATTGATCTAGATGAGGTCAATGGTTTTAACTAGTCTTATTCTCCCAGCGAACGATATGGGTACGTGGGCCCTCTTTTACAATGGAATCAAAGTACTTACGAAAGGTCTTATTGAGCTCTCTTCCATTCTTATACTTAAGTGCAAATAGACCTAGGTTCTTATTTTGATAGGGAAAATGTATCCATATGCCGGTCTTAAGCAAGTAAGCGTGCTTTGAATACACTGCACGATGTTGCAGTTCTATTGTGTGAGATTCTTTTAATACCCCCAGAGCGTCTGCTAGTAGTCTTGCTCTATAGTCTGCATCCTCTTCTACGTGAATAAAATACTTGAAAGCCTCATCCATAATTTCCTGCTTATAAGTCTTTTTGCCATCAGTGCAATTATCTACTATAGTATCGCTATCTTCTCCCTCTATCTCATTAGAAAACTCATACCCAGTTTTTTCTGTAAACTGAAGGAGGTGCCCAACCTCATGGAGAATAATAAAGCCCAGTTCTTCATCGCTATAGGTGTACTTTTCAAGTTTGCCTGTAGCATGGTTCTTATACTCTACATCCTTACTAATTACTATCTGCTTTGTCCCACAGTCACAGAAGGAAGTCCCACCTAGCTTGTCTGGAACCTGCTTCATAATCTTAAGAGAGTAACCGTGTAGGGAGCATAAGGCCTTGGCGGTATTCGTAATGACCTTTAACTCGTTCATGGCATCCTCCTTAGTTACTCACCCTCTATCCCAGTATCCTCAAACTCAGCCTCAATTGCAAGCGGCGTTTGTGCCTCCAGTGAAACTTTTCTAGTCCATCCAGCTTTCTCTAAAAACTCCTCAAGCTTAAGCGGGTCCATATTGGCAATGGCCGCATCCTTGTAGGTAATTTCTTTCTGCTTACTGGGCATCTTATTGCCGACTTCCATGAAGGCTTTCATGGCATTAACTTGAGCTGAGGCCATCTTCGGGTCAGCAGATTCTGCGATTCTTTCCATAGCATCTAGGAGTTTAGCGGTGATGTGCTCAACTCTCTGGCGGAACTCATTCTTATTCTTGAGCCAATCCTGGAAACCAGCCTGCTCCCACCAGGAGCGGATACGTCTATCACGAGTCAGCTCTACGGCAGCACCCTCAGTTAGTTCCTCTAATGAATATATAGAGTTATCAGATATAGCCCCCAGAAGCTTTGCTTTAACCTGTCTCTGTGCGTCGGTCGGTGAGAAGAGCTCCTCACTCTCCTGGATAAGTCCTAGAACAGCATCTGCCATTCGATCTATTTTACTTGTAGTCATTGTTTAATTCCTTGTTGAGACAAAGTGTCTACATCTAAGTGCCCAGCATCTCTAAGTTGTTCATATACACGCCAGCAATACTCTTTAACTTCATCACTGGCCTCAATAGCTGCAAATAGAGTAGGTAGGCAAACATGGTCCCCCGCCTCGTCACAGTAGTCACAGCCGAGACTTGGAGTTGGGTCAACATTAGCAAAAGCTGAGGGAGTGCCCTCTTCCCGCCTAATGCCCCTAATTTCCTCTAGGATGGATTTAGACCATTTTTGAGGGGTTGGCCTAGGTGTCTTCTTTCTATTCAATTGTAGACCCTCCTACGCAGCCTAGGTGGCTACACAGTCTTTTTATAGGAACGATATGAAATCTTCCATATCCGACCCCAAACTCGACATTAGATAAATACCCTGCCTTCTCCAATATTCGAACTATAGACCTAACTGTAGGAGATTGCACATGAAGCACGCGTGCCAGCGCATATGTGCGGAATTCAATAATTCCACCTTCCTCACGCTTCATCCAATCATAGTCCCCATATAGGAACATTGTCAGTACCTTATACATATCTGGGCTTCGGTATCCCATACTTCCTCCTCATCAAGTAGCCCCTTGGTGGGGTATTTTTAATATAACCAACCTGGTGCCCCAAGTCAAGAAGTTTATAAGTAGGCAAGATGCTCCACGTTTGCAACTTAGCTATTGACAGGGGTCTTCTTGTCTTTGTATAATTCCTTTATGCCCTTTGCACTTGGCCAAAACAAGTTAATACAACATGGTTAACAAGGTAACCAAGGTTTGGTATACAAGGTATAACAAACAAGGTTAGGCACTACTCTTCAATACTGTTATAACTAGGGGCCGGGCAAGGAGGTCGGTACGAACGCAGTGAGTTAGACCCTACGAGTACCCGAAGTAGTGACTGTGTGAGGCCCCGTGCATATTCACTTCTCCTAAAGAATACCTGGGCCCACCATGAAGAGTACGTGGCCCGCCATGCTGATATGCCTTGGGGCCGGACTGTTCGGAGAGGTAACTCCTCACGGTGGC